GCATCCATTTTATCGCTGGCTTCGCCCGCCTTCGCAATCATTTCAGGCGTGGCGATAGTGCCCATGCGCAGCATTTCCGCCGTCACATCAATTAGGCCCTGGCGCCCCTGCGAAAGCATGGGGATGAATTTCTGACCAAGACGATCACTTATAAGGGACGTTGTGGCAGCCGCCTTTTCAGTGGCGCTATCCATATCCTTTAACTGCTCGGCCAGATCACCAAGCACCGCTTCTGTCGCGCGGCCGCTGCCATCCGCATTTTGAAAGGCGACACCCAAACGCTGGAAGGATTCAATCGCGGCCTTATCACCCTGCACCGCATCGGCAATCTTGCGCGTAAGCGCGGCCAATCCGCGCTGCAATTCTTCCGTGCTGAGACCCGTTGTAATCGCTGCCTGGCTCAACGCCTGCAAGGCGCCGGTGCCAACCCCGACCTGCTCAGCTATTTCACCAATGGCATCCACGGCACTGAGCGCGTTCTTGGTAAAGGCTGTGAGCGCGCCAACCGAAATCCCCGCCAGCACCGGCCCAAGCAAGGAAAACGCCCGCTGCGCCACCTGCGCGCCCTGGGCCAGCTTGCCCATTTCGCGGCTGCCAGCTTCACCCACATCACGCAGGCCCTGCTTGACTTCCAGCGCGCCATCCATACCAAGGCGGATGGCAACCCTATGCTGTGCTTGCGCCATCGGTTGCCTCCTTTTCATTGCTGGCCTGCGCCATGCCGGTGCGGATCGCGACCAGCATTTGCGCTGCTGGCCAACCTGAAACACCGCCTTCACGCATCAGCGCCAAGGCGGCAGAAATATCCAAAGAAAGCCCGTTCATATCTGCCTGCACGCAGCCCATGGCGGCATGCCAGGCGGTGAAGCCTTCCGCCGATTCTGGCGAATGCGCTTCATACGGGCACTTGTCGCCGCAGCTTTTTTCAAGTGCAGCGCAGCCTTTACAATATGCAGGACCGGCGCCGAAGTGCCATTCGGCGCGGGCCCTTAGCCGTTTCCCTCAGCACTCACCACCTGGATGGGGCGCAGCGCCGCATCCCAAAAGGCGCTGGCCATGGCTTCAATATCCATCAGCCGTTCCGCCGCATCGCCGGTCAGGGGCAGCGGCGCATCATCTGGCCCCACGACACCTTCCCAGGCTTCAATGGCAAAACGCGCCAAGGCCTTAGCCATCAGCACGAAGGCTAGGCCCCGGCTGATGTCGGGGTCCAATTCGCCGCCGGCGGCTTCTGCCGCTTCACGCCCCAGCCGCGCGGCGCGGTGCTGCGCGGCGGAGACAATGGCCGTGGTGACGGGCTTGATCCGCACCCGCACACCATGCGGCAGATCGGCCCAGAAGGGTTCGATAGGCAGGTCCAGTTTAAGCATAGACAGTGCCCGCTTGGTTGTTGCGCAGCACCACCGTCATCGCGCGGGTGGCAGTGGCGTTGAAGGCCGCGCGGAAGTCAAACGTGGCTTCCACCCCGGCAGGGCCGGTGATCGGCGTCTTGGCCAGCGCCAGATACGCTTCATGCACCGTGAAGGTCAGGCTGGTGTTCGCGTCAATCGTATAGGCAAAGGCGAATTCCGCGCTGGAACCATTATCCGCCTGCGTCAGCAGCGTGGTGCTTTCAAAGCGCGTGGTGACCTGGCCGGTCACCAGCGAAACGCCGGGATCAATACCTTCCAGCTTGCGATCCGCGCGAATGGTGCGGACCATTTCCATGTTGTTGTTAAAATTCAGCCGCGCGCCAGTCACCTGCGCCAGGGCCGAACCACCCCGGCTGATGCTGCCTTGGTGCTTGCTGAAGCGCGTATAGGCCGCGCTGGTCGGCGCGCCAGCGGCAGTGGTTACCGCGCGGCTACTGCCCTGCGCCATCAAGCCAATAGTCGCCTGGGCCGCGCCGGTTGGGCTGAAATCAATATCCAGGCTGCCCGCGCGCGCGCCCACACAGACTTCGAAGGAAGGCACATCAGGATGCGCAATTTCGATAGCCTGGGATGGCAAGCTGGCCGCACCGGAAGCAAAGGTGTGAATGAAGTTCGGGTTGCTGCCCGTGGTGACCGGCGCGCCAAACAGCATGCGCAGCCAGTGACCGATATTGATCACGTCAATCGGCACCACGGCATTGCCCTGCACCGTGATCATGTCCTGGAAGGGCGCGGCTGCGTCGCGGTTATTTCCAACAGCCAGAACGTCAGACTGGATCAGGGGCTGTTCCGCGCCCAGGTCAATAGACATGAACGGCATGCGCAGCCAGTTGCCACCAGGCGCGGTGCCATAGGCGGTTTCCTTGATCATGTGAATGCGCCCATTGGCGCCAATGGCACGCGGCATGGCAGTATCCTTCCGGTCAGGAAAGCGGCGTTTCGGCCGCGGTGAATTGCAGGGTTACGGAAAAGCGCGCGGCACGGAGCGCGGCGGCGCCTTCAAATTCAATGTCTTCCAGATCGGCGGTGCCGACCTCAGCAAACTCCACCGCACCGCCCAGCGTGCGATTTGCGGACACGCCAGCGGACAAAGCCACCAGCAAAGCATCAATCGCCGCAGCGCGGGCGGCGGCGGTATTGCCGGCCACAACCACTTCCACTTCGGCGGCATGTTCGATGTGGTACCGCAGCGGTGACATGATGGCTTCAGAAGTCACCACTTCCCCATCCCGCACCACCACCAGGCCGCCAGCGGGCAAGCTTTGCGGGTAGGGTTCATTCCGCAGCACAACAGGCTTCGGCGCGGGCCGCGCGGCGGCGGATGCGGTAATCTGCGCCACCAGCGCGGCGATGGCCGTTTCACGTGCGGACATTGGCGCGGACCTCCTTATCCCATTCGGCGACAAAGCGGCCTGGGATGCGCGCGGCGGCTTGTTCGGCGGGCTTCCGAATATCCAGGCGCTTGGGCAGATTCACGGCAGGCAGAAGCAGGAACATGGGCACCATGCCCTGGCTGAGCAGCTGATTCATCCAGCGGCTTTTTTTCGCGCGATTCGATGTCGCAACCGGGGTCACACCACCGGCAATCAAGTAACGCGGGCGGCGCTTGCCCGGTGTGTCACCGGGACGCTTGATTGGCAGGCACCAAACAAATCCCTTTGTGTTTGTGCTACTGATGGGGCGTATGAAAGCTTGCTTGCTGGCCACCATCTGCGCCGGCGTCACGCGCATTCCCTTTTCACCACGCCCGCGCCTGCCCCGCGTAGCGTTGAAGCCAGTCGGGATCGCCAAAAACTTCTTCCCACCCTTGGGCCGGATCATCGCGCCTTTTTCGAAGGCATCCACAATGGCCGGCACCTTGGACCAAACCAGCCCCGCCGCGCCCAGGCTTGGCCTGCGCGGGAAGGTGCGCGCGCGCCAGGCATTGCCAAGGCCGCGCCCTTTGGGGCCGAAAGCGGCGCTGATCTGGCCGCGTAAATCAAGCTGCAGCCGGCGGGTTTCTTCACCCATCACACGGGAAGCAGCGCGCGCGCCGCCTTCCGTTTCCAGCTTCATGTATTCCGCGATATTGCCGGTGACCTGCGCCACAAACTTCATCGGCGGCACATCACCTGCCATGCCGTCTGCGTGACATCACGCATAGGCTGGGAAACCACAGTCAGTTCCGTAGCATCAGCCAGGATGAAGACATCACCGATGGCCACGGCAGGAAGATCAGCCACGGCCACGGATAGTACGTCAGTCGCCTGTACTATGCTGGCGCCGAAGGCTTGCTCAGCCGCGTCTGGCGCATCACGCGCCACGCGCAGGGCCAAGGCCGGGCCCTGCCCCTGCGCGTAATAGGAAGCGGCCTCCGCCAAATCTGGATCAGACAGGATTGTGGCGAAGGCATCATCCCAGGCGGTCACGGCATCACTCTTCCAGCGGTTCATCCACCGCGATTTCGGCCTTGCCTGCATTGATCAGCATGCGCGCGAAGGCAGCCGGCGCATGCAAAATCTCACCCACTTCGTGAATTTCATGGGCTGTGGAAAACTGACGAAGCACGCGCACACGCACGCCATCCGCCAGCACCGGGGCTTCGGTGGCGGAAGCAGAAGCCCCCGCCACCAGCGCCGCGGCCTTATCGGCCCTGGGCATCAGGTGATCGCCGTGGAGTAGCTGAAGGCGGCCGCGTAGCGGACACCGATATCCACGGTGTAGAAAGCGCGCACACCGGAAATGCCCGCCGCGAAGTTCGCGTAAGGGTTCACATCAAGTTCCAATGCGCCCCATTCACCAATCACAAGCTGGCTGAAATCACCAAACAGCATGCGGCCAGCGGCGATCTGGGTGGAAGACATGGCGGGGAAGCCCGCCACGCGACCATCCATCAAGCCACCTTCCCAAAGCGGCGTATCCGTATTGGTGAAGCGCGAACGTCCGGCCAACAACGCAGCCACCGCAGGAGTGGTGACGTAGCCAGCAGTGCCAGCATTCACCAAAGCATTCGCCGACAGCACATCGGTCTGAAATTCCAACACGCCAGAATAAGCCAGTGTGGTGCCGGTCACAGAACCGATACCGCCCGTGCCCACAATGCCAAGCGGCTGGCCGGCAGAGCCAGAACCATTGATCGCCGCGTTATCCACGGCCAGCGCCACCACTGCCGCCAGATCATTCATCACAATCTGTTCAGCGGAAGGCGAAGACTGCAGCATCAACTGACGGCTGATTTCGGTATAGGCCGCTACGTTTTTCGGGCTGAGCGCCATCTGACCGAAGGTCTGGTCGGTTTCGCCAGCCGCCGTGGTTTCGTTCGCCAACCAGGCCGCCGTGGCCGAGCCGGTCTGCGTCGGCACAGTCACGTTGCCGACAAGGCCGGTCATCCGCGTGGCGCCCATCCGCATCGCCACACTGCGCGCGCGCAGGATTTCGATGAAGGACATATTGTCAGTGGCCACCAAGCGGCCACCAGCGGAAGCCGTCACAGCAGAAAGATCGCGCTGCTGAATATCGAGCGGCACGAAAAAGCTGCGCTTGCCCTGCTTGGTGCCGAAGCGCTTGGAAAGTTCCTTGTGCGCTTCCATTTCCAGGCCGGCTTCCGACCAATCATTTTCACGCGCGGCATTCAGGGCGCGGAACAGGCTATAGCGTTCCACTTCCTTGCGCGTCATGTCCAGCATGGCAGGGGCCACGCCAAGCGGCTTGGCTTCACCCTGGCGCGCCAAAAGCACTTTGCCACGGAAGGCTGCCAGACTTTCGCCCCTCAGCACCGCGTCAACGCCCTGTTCGCGCACATTGGCCAGCGTGGCCAAATCCATGATTTCCTTCTGGCGGCGGGCTTCAGCCGCGCCGTCATCAGCCCGCGCGGCGGGCTGTTCGTTTACTTCCGGGTCCATGCCGGTCTCCTGCTTTTTGGGTTGCGGTTCAACAGAAGCCGGCGCTTCACGCCCCACGCCAACTGTCATGTCGGCAGGGATTGACACCAGGCTTACTTCCAGCGGACGCCAGCGCACCGCGCGATAGGTCTGCGGCTCCCCTTTCTTCGCGGGCTCTTCGCGAATATCCAGAAGCTCATAACCCACCGACACATTGGTGCGGATGCCATCCGCCACATCGCGCATCACTTCTTCGGCAAGCGCACTTCTTCCAAAGCGCACCAAAGCCCGGGCTTTCCGGTCTTCGCCAAGGGTGACGCCTTCCACCACACCCACCACCTGGCGGGCATCGTGATCCAACAGCAGCGGCGCAGTGCCGCCACCAATCCAGCCACGGTCCATTTCGCTTTCTGCGTGGCCGAGAACTTCAATGCCCCAGGACCGTTCCACCGGCGCTTCAGATGAAAACGCCAGTTCGATGCTGCGCGTTTCTTCGTTCAGCGTGGTGCGCTCAAAGGTTGCAGCGCGCGATGCGCGGCGTTCCGCGCCCTTGGGGAATTTCATGGCTCAATCATCCTCATCATCTGCATCGGGTTCGGCAGGCGGTGCTGGCAGGGCTGGCGGCGGGCTGGTGGGCTGGATCAGATCACCCATCAGCGCCTTCTCCGCCTGCAATTCAGCCACCGTTTCCGCAAAATCACCGCCTTGTGCCGCAACAGTCGCGGTGCGGCTGGCGATACCCAGGCCCACGGCTTTTTCCACCGCAGCCACTTCCTTCAGCGGATCTACCCATTGCCAGCCACGCGGCACAAAGCGCGGCGCGTCGAACTTCCACATCTTGCCGGCAGGCAGGCCAATCGCGCCCGTGATCAGCGCTTCGCGCAGCCAGGCGGTGAAGATCGGCTCACACAATCCGCTGATCATCCAGTGTTGCAGCGTGCGGTATTCGTCGCGATCTTCCAGCGCGGTATGACGCAGGCCCGAATAATTCATATTTTCCGCATCATTCGCGAAGGCATTATAGGAAACACCAGCACCGGCCGCGATTGGGCGCAGCATGGCAGCCACGAAGTCTTTGAACGCCGCATTGGGGTGCTGAGGGTCAAACTGCTGAAAATCCACACCCTTGGGCAGCAATTCGAAGGTGCCTGCGCTGGCTTCCTGCACCAGCGTGCCATCACCTTCCAGGTCGCCATCAGGCTCCGCATCCGCATCAATGCGGTAAAAGCCCATCTTGGCGGCGGCCACGCGCGCGGCGGTCAATTCCGCTTCGCCGTAGCCATCCAGCATCGCCAGCGCGCGAATCCCGTTGCTGATCCAGGGCACACCCCTAATCTGTTGCGGCCACTCCGGCAGAAACAAGTGGATCATGTCTTCAGCAGGCACACGCACGGTCTGGCGCAGCGGCACGCTCAGCGCCGCCGGGTCATCATTCGGCACGTGGCTGCGCATCCAATACGCAGCCGGGCGGCCCAGGGGCGTCAATTCCACGCCAGCGCGGACCACATTGCCCTGCGCTGTGCCTTCGGGGCGGCCATTTCGGTCAGTTTCAAGCTGGGAAGGGTCCAGCATTTCCATCTGCAAGCCGTATTCACCCGCGCGGTGCAGCCGCAGCAGCGCTTCACCATCCCGCGCCACAGCCAGCATCACCAGGCCGCACATATCCACCCAGGAA